TAAATAAAGAACAATTTCCATATCCTCTCGTGATAATTCATTGGGAGGATATAACAAGTCATTCCCAATGGGAAGAGATATCAGAAATTAAAAAGTCTAAAACTGCAATATGCTGTAGCGTAGGATGGCTGGTTGAATCTAATAAAGACACAACAGTTGTAATGGCAGATTATAGTTTTGAACAAGACCATAGTATAAAAGAAGGGGGATCTTACACCGCTATACCTACAAAAAATATTATATCAATAAAACAATTATCAACATAGGAGAACATCATGGGAAGAAAAGCAAAAATACAAACTGCATCAGAACTACTAGAAGATATTAGAGAAAAGATTGACGAGTTAGAGGATAAAATCTCTGACCTTGAAAATCATGAATGTGATGAATCTGAAGACGATGAAGATTTAGAAGATGAAGATCTTGATGATGATGAATCTGAGGAGGATGAAGAATAATGGTAGAAAAAGTATTTAATCCATTAGCTAAAGTAAAACAAGGTGATGAGAATGGTTCTGTACAATTGTCAGTAAAACAACCGACAATGAATATAGACTTTTCTAAACATGCACCACGTAAGTATGAATCTGAAAAAGCATTAGGTGACATAAGTTATCCTAAGACTAAAAAAAGAGAATACGTACAATCACAATTGTTTGCTAAAGCTGACGAAAAAGATTACTAACAAGGAGAACTAAATGAAAAATAAAATCAAGCAAGGTGAGTTATCACCTGCTAACGAATCTAAATTAGTTAGATACGGATTAGAAATTGATGCAAGTAAAAAAGTTTCTAGAGGCGATATGTCTTCTGGTGAATTTGCAAAAAAGAAATCTAAATCTAAAGTAGATTCTAAAATATTTTCAATGGCAGAAGAAAGAGATTACTAATATTTATTTAAATGGACGACAATCAAGATAATAGCAATAATGAGTTTGCAGATTATAGCAATCTTGTTGGTCATATTAAAAGTAAATTTCAAGAATCTGAAACTTCTAAAATATACGACGAAAAACGTTGGTTAAAATCTTACAGGAACTATAGAGGAATCTATGGTCCTGAAATGGCTTTTAGAGATAATGAAAAGTCAAGAGTATTTGTTAAAGTTACTAAGACAAAAGTATTAGCAGCATTTGGACAAATAATAGAAGTTTTATTTTCACAAGGTAAATTTCCACTAGGTGTAAAACCAACACCACTTCCAGAAAATAGTGCAGAGTATGCACATTTAAATCCACAAACATCTGGTAAGGGTGAATCAGAATCACTAAGACCTAAAGATATTATTAAAGATATTTATGGTTATGAAGGTGATGGAAAAGAAATTAAACCTGGAACTACTGCAAGTGATCTTATGCGAACTCTCGCACAAGATTATGATCAATTAGGATTTGAAGAAGGTTCAGCTAAAGCTGGTCAGCCACAAATAGAACCAGCAAATTTAGCAGCTGAAGCTATGGAAAAATTAATCCATGATCAGTTAGAAGAATCTAGTGCAGTAACAATAATGCGTCATACATTTTTTGAAATGGCATTATTAGGAACAGGAATTATAAAAGGTCCATTTACAAATTCAAAAACTTATCATGCTTATGATAAAGTAAATGGTTTAAATATACATATTGCTAAACAAAAAACAGTACCAAGTATTGAAGCAGTATCATGTTGGAATTTTTATCCAGATCCAAATGCTACAAATATTAATGACTGTGATTATGTAATTCAAAGACATAGTTTTAATAGACAGCAATTAGCTGATTTAAAAGATAAACCTATGTTTAATCATGAAGCAATTGAGGCATGTTTAGAAGCTGGACCAAACTATCAAGTAAGAGGATTTGAATCATCTTTATATGATAGAGAAAATATTACAAGTGTATATAAAAATAGATTTGAAGTATTAGAATATTGGGGTGTTGTTAATAGAGATATAGCAGAAAGTTGTGGTATAGAATTAGAAGAAGATCAACAGTTTGCAAATATTAACGCATGGATTTGTGGTGATCATATTTTAAGAGTTGTAGAAAATCCATTTACTCCAAAAAGAATTCCATATTTAGTTTGTCCATATGAAGTAAATCCATATCAATTTTTTGGTGTTGGTATTGCTGAAAACATGGAAGACTCTCAGCAAATTATGAATGGTCATGCAAGAATGGCAATTGATAATTTAGCACTATCTGGTAATTTAGTATTTGACGTTGATGAAACAATGTTAGTACCAGGTCAGGATATGAAAGTTTATCCTGGAAAAATATTTAGAAGACAAAGTGGTCAAACAGGTCAAGCAATTCATGGATTAAAATTTCCAAATACAGCACAGGAAAATTTAATGATGTTTGATAAGTTTAGACAGTTAGCAGATGAAGCTACTGGTATTCCATCATATTCACATGGAACAACTGGAGTAATGTCAACAACTAGAACAGCTTCTGGTATGTCAATGCTAATGGGTGCTGCTGCATTAAGTATTAAAACAGTTATTAAAAATATTGACGATTATCTTTTAAAACCTCTTGGAGAAGCATTGTATCATTGGAATATGCAATTTAATGATGATACTCCAGAAATTAAAGGAGACCTAGAAGTTAAAGCAGAAGGAACAAATTCGTTAATGCAAAAAGAAGTAAGATCACAAAGATTAATTACTTTTATGCAAACAGCTTCAAATCCTGCTTTAGCACCTTTCGTTAGATGGCACACATGCTTACGTGAAATCGCAAAATCTTTAGATATTGATCCAGAACAATTAATCAATGATCCAGAGAATGCACAAATCTATGCACATATAATGGGGTTAGCAAATGGAAATCAAGTTAATAGAACCGCTACTGGAGGACAAGACCAAATGGGATCGCCTATGTCAGTACCTGCAGGAGCTTCGCCAACAGATTCAACAGGAGCTGGAGGTGGCAACATCGGAACAGGTAATGTACCGATGCCAGGGGAAACTGGCTTTAGTGCGTCAGCTACTCAACCTACAAGAGGCGAATAAAAAAAATAAGGAATATAAATAATGGCATACACACTCAAATTAGGACCTAATGGGCAGTATATATTAGATACGCAAGATTTATTTGCGACTACATATGCTCCTAGAATTGGTACTGCAGAATTTGAGGCGTATACTGGACAAAAAACTACTACAACTCCAACTAGTCAAGGACTTGCTGGACAAACAACTCTTGCACAACAAACAGAAAAAGTTATGCGAGAAACTCCTGGACAATATCAAACAGTTACTGATCCAGTTACAGGAGAAACTAAAACAATTTCTAAAGGTCAAGCAATAACCGAAATTAAAGATACAATTTCAACTTTACCTACACCAACAACAGGAACTGCACTTAAAGAAACTTCTTTAGATAAAGTTCAAAAAATATTAGCAGCAACTCCTGCACAAACTGGTGGAATTAGTGGATCAGATTATTTAAAACAAATTGAAGCAATTCAAAAATCTGCTCAAAAAGCACAATTAGTTAATACACTTGTAAAAGGTGGTTTAGATATTGGAGTTAATTATCTAAAACAAAGTATGGGTGGTTTTCAAACTGGTGGTTACACTGGACCTATGACTCAATTAATGGGTGGTAGTTATGGTGCTGGTGGTGGATATGTACCAGTTGGATACGAAGGATTTGGTGCTGGTGGAGAATTTGCTACAGGAGGAGCTGGAGGAGGATTTGCTGGTGCTGGTTTAGCTGCTGCAGGAACATTCTTACAAACAGGAGATGTTGGTAAGGCTGCTAAAACAGGTGCTGCAGTTTATGCTGGTGAAGCTATTGGTACTGCAGTAGGTGGTCCTATTGGTGGTGTAATTGGCGGAACAATTGGTGGATTTGTTGGTGGTGGTAGTGTTATTTGTACAGAATTAAATAGACAAGGATTAATTTCAAAAGAAGATTTAAAATTAAATTGGAATTCAATGATTAGTAAATATACTAAAGATGAAATTAAAGGGTATTGGATTTGGGCAATGCCAATGGCTGAAAAAATGAAAACAAATAAAACACTTACTAAGTTTTGGCATCATGTTATGAGTCATAGAATTAAAGATGTTAAATGGAAATTAGGACAAGGTAAGTTTACATTAAAAGGAAGAATTTACAGTATATTAATGGAAAATATTAGTTTAGTAATTAGTAAATTTATTCCTAAAAATAAAAAGGTATTTATATAATGGCTATTGGAGCAGGTGGAAAAGTTACTACAACTGGAATTATGGACCAAAGACCAACAGTTCCACAAGCACCTAATTTATCAGGACTTGCAAAAACAACTCAACCACAACAACCTAAAAGCGTAAAACAACCACCAAAAGAAATAAGCCCAAAAGATTCTTTAAGGCAACAATTTCCTGAAGCAACAGATATGGAAATAGAATTTGCTGAAAGAGTAAAAAGTTTAACACGTGAAGATATGGCAACGTTACGCAGTGTCCTATCTCCATCTGTTAAAACTGCACTTGGAAAAATTGTACCTGAGTTTAAACCAGTAATGGATGCTTATGGTACAAATGAACCAAATGTAGTTATACCATTATCAGTTGCATCTAAATATGCAATGATGAAATATGGTGGAAATACTGTAGATGAAGCTATACAAACCTTTACAACAGATTTGTTAGCAGTATCTGAAGTACAACAACCGATGGAACAAACAACAAATGTGCCACCTAGTCCTAAACCAGAAGGTTTAATGGCTAGCCCACAAACTATGGAACAAGTATAGAGCAACCCTTATCCATAAGGCACTCAACCCATAAAGGTAAAAATAATGGAACGAGAAAACGAAGTTCTGGAAACAGAACAACAAGAAGTTGTTAACGAAGTAAAAGAAGAAAAAGTTGTTTTAAAAGATGCTAATCCATACAACAAGAATAAACCCCTTGATGATGAAGAAAAAGCATTTTTAAAAGGCAAGTTATCTAATTTTAATCGTGAACAAAAAGAAAAGGCAGCAACAGCAACCGAGCAGAAGGACCCTAATGCAACTGAAGAGACTGCAGAAAAATCAGAAGCAAAAGTTACTCCTCTTACTGAACGCCCTGTAGAAGCTGAAGATAAAATTTTTAAGAAACGTTACGACGATCTTAAAAGACACTATGATTCTACAATTCAAAAACATAAAGATGAGTTAAGATCTTTACGTACACAATTAGAATCTTCGACAAAACAATTTGTTCCTCCAAAATCTAAAGAAGAATTAGAAAAATGGAGACGAGAGTACCCTGATGTTTATGAAATGGTAGAAACCATTGCAATGACAAAAGCAGAATCTCGTGCAAAAGAGCTTGAAGAAAAATATCAATTTATCCAAAAGCAACAAGAGCAAATTAGTAAGGAAAAAGCTGAAGTTGAGCTTTTAAAATTACATCCAGATTTCAATGAGATTAGAAAACAAGAAGAATTTCATGAATGGGCTGGTAGACAGGATCCTGTTATACAAAGTTGGTTGTATGAAAATACATCTAATGCACAATTAGCAGCTAGAGCCTTAGATCTATTTAAAATGGATAAAGGAATTAGCAAACTAAATAAAAAACAGGAAGCTGATGTAAAAAAAGAAGCAGCTAAAGCTATAACCAAAACTAAAAAAAGCGAAGATACTGATGTTAAGCCTAAGAGAATTTGGACATTGTCTGAAATTTCTAAACTTAAACCTCATGAATATGATAAGTACGAAAAAGAACTTGATTTAGCACGTTTAGAAGGTAGAATACAACAAAGATAAACCTAAAATAAACTAAACAAGGAGAATATAACATGGCTTTTACTAAAAGTGCAGGTTATGGTAATTTACCTTCTGGTAATTTTACCCCACAGATATTTAGTCAAAAGGTTCAAAAGTTCTTCAGAAGAGCATCAGTAGTTGAGGATATTACTAACACTGATTACGCTGGAGAAATTGAGAATTTTGGCGATACTGTAAAAATAATTAAAGAGCCGATTATTACTGTAGCAGATTATGCTAGAGGAACAGCGGTTTCTACACAAGATCTTGCTGATGACCAATTAACATTGGTTGTTGACCAAGGTTCATACTTTGCTTTTAAAATTGATGATATTGAAGAAAGACAATCTCATGTAAATTTTGAAGCACTTGCAACCTCTTCAGGTGCATACGCATTGAAAAAGAGTTATGACTACAATGTATTAAAATACATTTATGATAACGCTTCTACAAGTGCAGCTAATACAGGAACAGATGCTTCACCATTAACTGGTACAACTGATTCTAATACATTAGTAAACATTATATCAGCTGCTAAAACAGTTCTTGATTTAAATGATGTACCAGAAGAAAACAGATGGCTAGTTGCACCTCCAAAATTTTTCCAACAACTGAGAAAAGCTGATTCTAAATTAATGGATCAATCAGTTATGGGAGAAGGCGGATCTTCTGGCTTAAGAAATGGTATGGTAACAGATAGACCAGTATTTGGTTTTAATATGTATGTAACTAATTCTATCGTCGCTGGTGGAACTGGTTCTGCAGCAAACCAAACATTTGGTACTTCATCTGGTTCAACTGAGCATATTTTCTTATACGGACATATGTCAGCTGTAGCAACTGCTAACCATATTGCAAAAACTGAATTAATCAGAGACCCTGATTCATTCGCTGACATCGTAAGAGGATTACACGTTTACGGAAGAAAAGTACTTCGTTCAAATGCTGTATACTCTGGCGTTGTAACACTATAATAGGAGAATAAAATGGCTTCGTACAATAGTTCAAATTCTTCTACATCAATATCAGCATCAAGTGATAAGTTTAGAATAGCATCTGAAGTAGTTGATTTTTCATCTACAACTAATGCTGCTTCTGACAACTTTGATGTTATTGGTATCCCAGCAAACACTTACGTTGTTGCTGCTGGTTGTGACGTTTTAACAGCAGATACTGCTGGTAATTCTGGAACAATCGCAGTAGGCGATAGTGCTTCTAGTACTGCTTACGTTTCTGCAGTAGCACCTACAAGTGCAACTCAGTTAACTCCAGCTAATACAACTGGAAAAGCATATGCATCTGCTAATGATATCAGATTAACAGTTGGTACTGGTGCAATTAATGCTAAAGTTAGAGTATGGGCAATTATGATTTCACTTGATAAAGGTGGATTTGAAAAAGATACAGAATCTCAATCTGTAACATTTGCTTAATACTAAGTAATTTCTAGGGGGAGTAAAATCCCCCTGGATTAAAATAGAATTCTTAAAGATTATTCATTAGGACTGATTCCTAATAATAATAGTGAT